CGAGCGCACCGCCTTCTTCATGAAGCACGGCGCCGCCATCAAGGCCGCCCTCCGCTAATCCTTTTTTCACCCAACCCTCCTAACCCACACACATGGCCAACTCCATCCAGGCTGCTCCCTCCGTCCTCGCCGACGCAGTGATCGGTTCCATCAAGTACAAGCTCCCCGTCCTCTCGGGCTTCTCGTCCGTCTTCTCCTCGTCCATCGCCGGACAGGGCAAGACCATCCAGGTGCCCCTCATCGGCACCTCGACCGCGACCGAGTTCAGCACCAGCGGCTACCTCACCCAGGATGACGCCACCGTCACCAAGGCTGACGTGACCCTGAAGCACTTCAAGGTCTCGACCCGCGTCACCCCCCTGAACATCCGCGAGTACGGCATGGCCTTCTTCCAGAACTTCGCCGTGACCGCCGCCAACGCGCTCTCCCAGAAGTGCCTCGACGAAGTCGCCGCGCTCGTGACCAACGCCAACTACAGCTCGAACACCACCACTGGTGCCTCGCTGTCCTACGCCGAGGCCGTCGCTTCGCAGAAGACCCTCGATGACGCCGGTGCCGCCCAGCCCCGCGCCCTCGTCCTGAACAGCACCTACATCGCCGACCTCCGTGGCGACTCCAGCATCGTCGGCGCCAACGGCTTCGGTGCGAACGTCATCCAGAGCGGCAACATCGGCCAGCTCGCCGGCGCGAACGTCTACCAGTTCGCCGGTCTGCCCAACAACAGCGAGAACCTCGCTGGCTTCGCCTGCGGCGCTGACGCCATCGCCGTCGCCTCGGCCCTCCCCCTCACCGAAATCCCCGGCTGGGAAGTCGCCAACGCGACGGACGCCGACACGGGTCTCTCGGTTCAGATCATCATGGGCCAGGAGCAGAGCGGTCTGTACAACATCACCGCGACGATGCTCTTCGGCGCCGCGGTCGGCCGCGCGACCTCGCTCGTCCGTCTCAAGACTGCCTAAGCGGTCTCGGGATAACTGAAACGGGGGCCCCTACGGGGGCCCTCTTTTTTTGACTGACTCCGCAAGGGTATGAAGCAGGCCGACCTTATCGCAGACGCCAAGGAGATTGTCGGGGACATGGCCGACCTCGCCCAGACCTGGACGACGGTGGGAGGCGGCAGCTCATGGCAGGTGCTCATCGGGATGCCCTCGCTGTCGCAAGAGATGGTGTCGGGCGGCTTCATCGAGCGCACGAACCACGAGGTGCGCATCGTCGCCTCGGGCTCATCCTGGACGACCTCCTATGGGACGAACTGCGCCGCGGCGCTTTCCTCGGGCGCCATCGTCTCGACCCTCGCCATCGGCAAGACCTTGGTCGCCACCGAGCAGGGCAACCTCAAGTACCGCATCGTCGGCACGGCGTACAAGCCCGGGTCGGGCTGGGTGACGCTGACGGTGAGGCTGGAGGACGAGCGGTGAGTTCCATCTATCCCCCGAAACGCACCATTGGTGCAGTGCGATCCGCGATGAATGACATCGGGCATTTTGCCCGTCACACCGGTCAGTTGATTGAGGATGCGGTCAGGGAGGAAGCCTCCCTGCTTGCGAGGGCTGCCATCAAACATTCGCCGTCCATGTCTGCGCCCAATAAGTCTCGAGACAAGGAAGGGAAGTTTGTCCGAGGTGGAGGCGCCGGCGGCGACGGTGACGAAACCTCGTCCCTGGCATGGGGTGAGCGCGCCGTTGATTTAGACATACGCAGAATCATCATGAAGCCCGAGGACTCACTCCTGAGCGCAACCGATGATTTCTCGAATGTGCAGGATTACATCCGCTGGAGAACAGAGGGCCGTGGGCGCGACAGCCTTGAGCTTCGCTTCCTCAATCAGATACGCTTGAATCCTGACCATCAAGAGGCATACACAAGATTCAAAGCCATCTTTCACGGAAAGAGCTCCTTGCACCGAAAACTTGATAGCGGCGGCCTGAAGAGCTGGCACGACGAGATGCGCAAGAAGTTCAAAGGACGCATCAGGAAAAATCAGACAGTCGACAAGAGCTTCTTTGCAAGGCCCGAAGGCCACCGTATCGCTGATGCCTCGACCATCAACTCATACATCAAGGAGGTGCAAACGCACGTCGGATGGCTGAAGTCTGGCTGGCTGGCCTGCATCAACCAGATCGGGCCAGTGCGCATTGTGACCCGCAAGTATCCCATGGGCAGGGAGAGGAAATACGGGCTCAAGGGGCTTGCAAAATACATCTTTCGCCATTCGGCCTCCGGCAAGGCGTTCATCAACTTTCCGTCCGTTTATGACAGCGGCGCAGCGCTTAAGATTTACCGCATCAACATTGTGAACATGGTTGGCAACGCGGGGAACGCCGGCACAACTGCCAAGACCATAGATAAGACTTTGGCGTATCGCGCTGCGAACCGTAAGGGGAAGCTCAAGCGCCTGCTCAACCTTTCCATCGACCACTTTAACAACGAAAAATAATGGGCACCAAATCACCTGCGGAAATCATGGAGTCGGCCATCGTGGCCCACCTTGTCGCTCAAACCGAGCTGGCAGGGGTTAGCATCGACAAGGGTGTCGAGATCGAGAAGTTGACCCTACCCTCAATCATCGTCACGGCCTCCGGTATCGGAACGGTCAACGAGCTGCCAGAGGGTCTTGGAAACTTCAGCGCCACAATCACAGTTCAGATGTTTGGCTCTTCCGATGCCAGCAATGCGCTATCCCTGCACCGTGACAGGTCTGCCGCCGTGCTCGGGGCGATGCAGGACGTGACCGCCATCAAGGCCGTGTTCACCTCGCAGGCCGACGCGACCTGCTACGACGTCATTTTTGAGAGCACGGAGGAAGGCCAGGCTGACCGTGCCTTGATGGCATCCTTCACATACAAGGCGCTAATCGTCCTGCCCTCTTGACAGCAGGGGCAAGGTTAAGAACCAACCATGGCCGCCGTCACCAAAGGAACAGCCCACGTCTACGGGATTACGGGCACAGTCACGAATCTGACCGTCCAGTCCTACACCATCTCCCGCTCCTTCGAGCTGGATGACAAGGTCGCCGGCGAGCATGGCCGCACCATCACGCACCGCATGGACGGTCGCACGAACGAGATCAGCATCGAGGGCGTCCTCCAGTCCAACTCCTTTGCCCTCGCCATCGGCGACCGCGTGCAGTTCACGGGGAACGAGATCAGCTTTGACGGTGCCATCACCCGCATCGAAGACCGCGGGCAGGCCAAGGGCTTCTCGCTCATCAGCATCTCGGCGGTGTCCTTCGAGGACATCACCTACTCCTAAGTTTCAGGGCTGGGAATGACCTAGTCTGGGGGCTCCTACGGGAGCCCTTGTTTTTTGCCCCATTAGACCCATCTGGCTTGCCCTCAGAGACGCTTTAGGGGATGGTCAGTGGTAGGACATACCCTGCCCCATGGACAAACGGTTCCTAAACGCCTTCCTGACCCCTAAATCGACCATCCTGCTGGGCAAGCGGCTCCTGCCGTGGTGCCTCAAGCATCGGATACAGCTCTCGGCGCTCGAGAACCCCCTTGCCATCGGCGGGGAGGTGCGGCCCTTCGACCTGCTGGTTTTCGCCCGGGTCTGCTCGGAGGAGCGTTTTCGCATCGAGCCGACCTTCGGTGAAAGGTGGCGGCTGCGCTCGCTCGGCACGGTGTCGGGGCTGACCGATGCGATCGTGGAGGCGAAGGCGCACATCAAGCAGGACGACTGGCCGAGGTTCTGGGAGAAGTCTGAGTCGGTGTCCGCCGGCGACAGGATGCACGGCATCCCCTGGGCGCTCTCGGTCATCGCCAACCTCGTCCGTCACGGGGTGTCGCACGACGAGGCCCTGCACCTGCCCGAGGCGTACGCTATCTGGCTCTCGACTGCGCTCGGGGTGCACGAGGGCGCGAAGGTCGACATCCTGACCACCGACCAGGAGGAGATGCTTGACGGTCTGGCAGGGGTAGGGAACGACCCGCAAACATAATGGCACGCTCAATCGAGTTCGACGTCACCGCAAACGACAAGGCCACCGGCAAGCTGCGCGGCGTGAAGGAGGCCCTGAACGGGCTCGCCATGCGCCTGACCGGGATGTTCTCGGCGTCTGCGTTGTTCGACCGCGCGCTCGGGATGGCGCAGCAGGCGGCGACCTACTTCTTCAACACGCTCAAGGACACGGCCGCTCTCGCCGATCAGGCCAAGGCCGCCGGACTTACGACGGACGAGTACCAGCGGCTCGCGATTGCGGCGAAGCAGGCGGGGCTAGACCAGGCGGGTCTGATGAAGGGACTGAAGACCATGCGCGAGTTCATGCGGGACGCACGCGTGGAGGGCTCGCGGCAGGCCGAGGTTCTGAAGGCTCTCGGCTACACGCAGGCCGAGGTGACGGGCGGCAACATTGACGCGATGGACGCGCTGATGCGTCTCTCCGGCGCCACCGAGGCGGCTGGCTCATCGCAGGAGAAGTACAACGTGCTCGCGTCCGTCTTCGGTGCTCGGGCGCAGGAGCTCATCCCGCTGCTCGACGGCCTTCGCTCGACGATGGCGAACGTCGCGGACACTCCCATCTTCTCCGCTGACACCATCGACCAGCTCGACCGCGCCGAGAAGGCGCTCCAGCGCATCGCCCAGTTGCAGAAGGTTCTGATGGTGCAGGGCGGCGGCAAGCTGC